TTTGGATTTGGAGTATCTGACTTTGGAGCTTTTGGGCTTTTTCTGATTCCTCCTCTTGGCCCTATCTCAGCGTACTCGCTATCGCTTATTTTTACGCACTTGTGTTTTTTGTAATCTTTTTTGTATCCAGGCGGGCACTTGTATTTTCTAAATTCTGCCTTTGTCATTTTGTGAGTTTTGCAAGGCATGTACCATTTTTTCCCGTCTAGCTCGTGAATGTGAAATCCTTCGCACCCTAAATTTTCAGCCATTTCTTGAGCTTTTTCCTCTGTGCTATACGCAAGCCT